ATTCTGGGGTATCGCGCTACCAAAATTGATGCGAGACCACCAACGTATGTGTAATGCCACGGCGAGAGCTTTAGCAAACAACTTAGGTATTGCTTCTGGCCCAATTGTGGAAGTTGAAGTGGATCGGCTGGCTGACGGTGAAACCGTAGAACAAATTTACCCATGGAAAATCTTTCAAACAAAATCAGATAAAACCGGTCGTGGCCGTGAAGCTATACGTTTTTACCAGCCTCGGTCTAATGCACAAGAATTATTGCGTGTTTACGAGGAGTTTGAGAAGCGTGCAGACGATGCAACAAGTATTCCACGTTATGCTCACGGCAATGAAAAAGTCAGTGGAGCAGGCTCTACGGCGGCTGGATTGTCCATGCTGATGAACAATGCCTCCAAAGGCATCAAGATGTCCATCTCAAATATCGATAATGGCGTAGTTAAGCCAACCATTGAGCAGACATTCACTTACAATATGTTATACGACAAAGATATGTCGATTAAGGGTGATGCTAAAATTATCGCTCGTGGCGCAACCGCGTTACTAACTAAAGAGCAAACACAGATGCGTCGTGCTGAGTTCTTAAATATGACTAATAACGAAGTCGATATGTCCATTATGGGTGTCGAGGGTCGCTTAGAAGTATTGCGTGCTGCAGCTGATTTACTCGATTTAGAGACTGGCAGCGTTATTCCTACCAAGGAAGACTTTATGGTTCGTCAACAAGAGAAAGCTCAACAAGAGCCACCTCAAGATCCTAAGTTGGTTGAGATCCAGCAAAAAGGCGCTATCGAGAAAGAAAAGCAAGCTATGGAAATGCAACAGTTCCAGCAAAAACTTGAAGCTGATGGTCAGATGTCTCGTGAAAAAATGGACCTTGAGTTGGATAAATTCCAACGTAAGCTCGACATGGAGTACGATTTAAAAATTAAACTAATGGAAGAAGAAGCGGCCCAGAAAGAATTGGACCGTGCACTTGAGCGTGAAAAAGAAGAAACATCAAAAGAAAACGATGTTGAACGTATCAAAGAAACAGTACGACTGGAACGGGAAGCTAAAACAGAAGCTGAAACCGATAAAGGTGGGCCTAAGCAGCTCGAAGCTCCCGCACCAGTTATCAATGTAAATATTGATAACAAATCAGGAAATGTAGTTAAATCAATCGATTTAAAACGTGGCAAAGATAAGTTCCTTACTGGCGCCACAGTAACCGAAGTAGAGGAATAAATTATGTTATTAGGAAATTTAACAGCTGATGGGTCAACAGGTTGGGAGCAAATCTCCAACGAGGACCTCCGCACTGCAAAACTATTTGTAGGTGTTGGCACATGGGGTGGCGGTACATTAACGCTAGAAATCTCAATGAATAGCGATAAGTCCGACCCAGCTGGACTTTCAGCAGAAACATTGACGGCTGATGGCGCTAAATTGCTTGCTGGCTTGCCCGGCGCTAAATGGGCTAGAGCAACGCTTTCTGGCGCAACAGGTCCAAACCTAAACGCATATCTTGGCACCGGCTAAGCATAATATTTTAAAAGTTTATAATTAAGAGGATTACGACATGGCAATCGGTGACGATTTTACAGTAAATGCAGCAGGCGATATTCGCCACGGTGCAAACACTAACCATTATACTGTTCTGGCATTACATCGCTGGTTGCAAGATTTAGCTGATGATCAACAGGCATCTGGCGACGACTTGATTGATATCACGACGTTCACACCTTCTGAGCGTTCTACCGATAATATCATCGAATTAAAAGACCATTCTGGTGATGGTGGCCCGACATTCAATATTGATGATGATGCTGCAGAATATTTCTATGGTGGCTCAATCAAACAAAATAATGGCGACGAGCTTTATTCTGGCCTAAAAGTGCTTGGCGCAGTAAATAACACTAATACACCACTTAAAATTGTTCAGGATCACGATGAATACCAATATACCACAACACCAGCCTCACCTTTTTGGGGTGATCAGTCTGGTGGTGGTTATAACGGCGATGCAGCTGGCGGCATTCTTATGCGCGTTCTCGTTAAATCCCGGGTTAGCGGTGCTGACTTGGATCAAAAGCAGGTTCGTGTTCAAGCTCGTCACTGGGGCGACACATATGATTTCTTTAATGTAACTCTTGCTGAGGGTGAAGCGGTAGCGGCATTAGGTACAACTCCAGATGCTCAAAACGATACACTGCAGGCAACTGTTCAAGCATGGACTGCTGGAGACATACCGACAAATGTTGAAGGTTTCCAGCTAATTGACCTCAATAACGGTAACGGCAACCAAGAATACTACTCACAGTGGACATTCAACACTAATGCTCAAGGTTTAAAAGCTATTTGGCAGTGGGGTAAAGACATCACAAATACCGGAACAGCTTCAACTTTATATGGTATGACTGGTGAGTTCTTTTTAGGACTTTCTCACTCGTTTGCTTATACCGGTGAAGTTGGTGGTCCGTTCACAGAAAATGAAATCATCACATGGGGCACAACAATAACCTACCAAACCGGCGTTGGTGTTCCATTCACTATTGGTGAATACGTGACTATCGGTACAAACGGTGCTGCAGGCAAGGTAATGTCTGGCGGTGTTGGTGCAACAGGAGATATCGTTGTTGCGCTGGAAAATACAAGCATCACAATTTTGGATACTGATGTTATTACTGGCCTTGCGTCAGGTGCAACAGCAGCAGTTAATGTAACAATTGTTGACAATGATAAATCTGGTGGCTCAGCTGCATTACTTGCTTTGGATGATGATGGTGCTACTGGTAATTTTTATATTCAGCTACTTACAGGTTCGGCGCCGGTTACAACTATGGAAGTTACTGGCCGGACATCCGGGGCAACTTGC